ATGCTGGAACAAATGGGCATTGCCGCGAAGCAAGCCTCGTATAAATTAGCGCAACTCTCCAGCCGCGAAAAAAATCGCGTGCTGGAAAAAATCGCCGATGAACTGGAAGCACAAAGCGAAATCATCCTCAACGCTAACGCCCAGGATGTTGCTGACGCGCGTGCCAATGGCCTTGGCGAAGCGATGCTTGACCGTCTGGCACTGACGCCCGCACGGCTGAAAGGCATTGCCGATGATGTGCGCCAGGTGTGTAACCTCGCCGATCCGGTGGGGCAGGTAATCGATGGCAGCGTACTGGACAGCGGCCTGCGTCTTGAGCGTCGTCGCGTACCGCTGGGGGTTATTGGCGTGATTTATGAAGCGCGCCCGAACGTGACGGTTGATGTCGCTTCGCTGTGCCTGAAAACCGGTAATGCGGTGATCCTGCGCGGTGGCAAAGAAACGTGTCGCACTAACGCTGCAACGGTGGCGGTGATTCAGGACGCCCTGAAATCCTGCGGCTTACCGGCGGGTGCCGTGCAGGCGATTGATAATCCTGACCGTGCGCTGGTCAGTGAAATGCTGCGTATGGATAAATACATCGACATGCTGATCCCGCGTGGTGGCGCTGGTTTGCATAAACTGTGCCGTGAACAGTCGACAATCCCGGTGATCACAGGTGGTATAGGCGTATGCCATATTTACGTTGATGAAAGTGTAGAGATCGCTGAAGCATTAAAAGTGATCGTCAACGCGAAAACTCAGCGTCCGAGCACATGTAATACGGTTGAAACGTTGCTGGTGAATAAAAACATCGCCGATAGCTTCCTGCCCGCATTAAGCAAACAAATGGCGGAAAGCGGCGTGACATTACACGCAGATGCAGCTGCACTGGCGCAGTTGCAGGCAGGCCCTGCGAAGGTGGTTGCTGTTAAAGCCGAAGAGTATGACGATGAGTTTCTGTCATTAGATTTGAACGTCAAAATCGTCAGCGATCTTGACGATGCCATCGCCCATATTCGTGAACACGGCACACAACACTCCGATGCGATCCTGACCCGCGATATGCGCAACGCCCAGCGTTTTGTTAACGAAGTGGATTCGTCCGCTGTTTACGTTAACGCCTCTACGCGTTTTACCGACGGCGGCCAGTTTGGTCTGGGTGCGGAAGTGGCGGTAAGCACACAAAAACTCCACGCGCGTGGCCCAATGGGGCTGGAAGCACTGACCACTTACAAGTGGATCGGCATTGGTGATTACACCATTCGTGCGTAAATAAAACCGGGTGATGCAAAAGTAGCCATTTGATTCACAAGGCCATTGACGCATCGCCCGGTTAGTTTTAACCTTGTCCACCGTGATTCACGTTCGTGAACATGTCCTTTCAGGGCCGATATAGCTCAGTTGGTAGAGCAGCGCATTCGTAATGCGAAGGTCGTAGGTTCGACTCCTATTATCGGCACCATTTAAATCAATAAGTTACACATCATTAGTACCTTCCTTATTTTTTGACTGGGACAAATTTGGGACCGATGGGTTCAGAATCGAGTCTATTTGCCGTGCGTGTTCGGTAAGGTGATTAGGCGCGAGGTGAGCATATCGACGAACCATTTCGATAGACTCCCAGCCACCCATTTCCTGTAACACTGACAACGGGACTCCGGCTTGAACCAGCCAACTTGCCCAGGTGTGTCTCAAGTCGTGAAATCTGAAATCATCAATACCAGCTCGTCTCAGCGCCGCTTTCCAGGCTGTGTTTGCGTCATACCGCATCTTCCTTACTGTTGGCGCTTTCGTTCCGTCTGGTTTGGTACAGCTTTCCTTGTACACAAATACCCAACGGTGATGATTCCCGATTTGTTTTTTCAAAACGCGACATGCAGTATCATTCAGCGCAACGCCGATTGCGCGGTTTGATTTACTCTCTTCCGGGTTTATCCATGCCACCCGGCGCTGCATATCTATTTGTTGCCATTCAAGGTTGATGATGTTCGAGCGTCTTAAACCTGTTGCCAGTGCAAATTCAACAACAGACTTTAATGGCTCCGGACATTCATCAATCAGCCTTTGTGCTTCATGGGGCTCCAGCCAGCGGATCCGTTTATTCTTTGGTTGAGGCACTTTAATAATTGGTGCCTTATCCAGCATTTTCCATTCACGCTCTGCGGCTCTTAGTAGGGCCTTTATAAATGAAAGATGCGTAGCCTTCGTTGCAACGGACGCTGGTTTTGGCGTGTATTCTGGAACAGGTTTCCCTTTTTTTCTGCATGCTTCTGCCCTGAGTTTCCAGTTTTCCTCATGACGCCGGTTCGTCATTTTCTGCATTGCTGAATAAATTTTTGATTCAGTAATGTCTCTTAGTTGCATTCCTGCGAAATGTTGAAGCCAGAATCCGATCCGGCTTTTGTCATCGTCCAGTGATTTTTTATGTGCTTTCTCTTCGAGCCACCTGATACACGCCTCCTCGAACGTCATATCAGGTATTTCACCAAGTTTGCTGACCCGCCATGCTTCAGCCTTTAGCTTGTCATGGAGCTCTGTCGCCTGCCTTTTGTCCTTTGTTCCAAGAGACTGTTTAAATCTTTTACCGTTCGGCAATGTGAAACTGGCGTACCATATTTCACTTCTGCGGAAGAGTGACATTTTCTTTCCTCTGTTATGCCATCACCCGCGCTCACCTTGATAGTATGCAGCGGAGACTGAAGCGCCGCAATGCAGGCTTGTCGCGTTGTGAGGTAAGGAGATTTTGGTTTAGTGGGGTCTTTGCGTGTTGCCTGTAGGCGGCCTGTTCGTATCCAGTTGGTGGCGGTTGGTCTGGATATCTTAAGAAACTGACAGGCCTCATCGAGTGTGAGGCTGTATGATTCCATGGTTACCTCTGCTTTTTGAACGCATGTCACGTAACTTCTTAATGTGTTCTGCCGTTTCGATCTCTTCTGCTATCCGATCTGCATCAGCTTTATTCACAGGTTCAAAGTCATGATTAAAGCGGAACATGCTGGCGATACATGTTCTGCCTTTTCGGATGTAGTGAACTTTGTTGTGGGTAGAACGCAGGATTTTGCAGGGAGTGCCGTGGTGGTCGACGTACCAGGTGTTAGGAAAAATGATTCTGAACATTTTTACACCTCAGTTGGACGATGTTGAAATTTGCTGCTTTGAGGCCATCACAATCCCCATTGTTTGTTCTTAAGTTCGATCTCCTCCTGGCAACTTGCACAAGTCCGACAACCCTGAACGGCCAGGCGTCTTCGTTCATCTATGGGATCGCCACACTTACAACAATGAGTGGCAGATATAGCCTGGTGGTTCAGACGACGCATTTTTATTGCTGTATTGCGCTGTAATTCTTCGATTTCTGATGCTGAATCAATGATGTCTGCCATCTTCCATTAATCCCTGAATTGTTGGTTAATACGCTTGAGGATGAATGCGAACAATAAAAAAGGAGCCTGTAGCTCCCTGATGATTTTGCTTTTCATGTTCACCGTTCCTTAAAGACGCCGTTTAACATGCCGATCGCCAGGCTTAAATGAGTCGGTGTGAATCCCATCAGCGTTACCGTTTCGCGGTGCTTCTTTAGTACGCTACGGCAAATGTCATCGACGTTTTTATCCGGAAACTGCTGTCTGGCTTTTTTGATTTCAGAATTAGCCTGACGGGCAATGCTGCGAAGGGCGTTTTCCTGCTGAGGTGTCATTGAACAAGTCCCATGTCGGCAAGCATAAGCACACAGAATATGAAGCCCGCTGCCAGAAAAATGCATTCCGTGGTTGTCATGCAGCCTCCCGACGGGCAAGAATCCTTGAGCCGAACGCCATCAACTCTCCACGATCAACGGTCGTAAAGTGGCAGTGTGTACGGGGGTATGGGTGCCAGATAATGAGCATCGAGCCTTTATTATTTCCACTGACGGGTTTCTCAGTGAGTGGGTTAATAAATGCCAGTCGTCCTGCCGTGATGAATCTGACCTCACTGGCGGTTTGTATCGCTTCATGAAACCATCCGACAGATGTGTCAGCAGGCAATAACATTACACATCCCACACTACTGAATTTGTTTTCAGTGGCTGCCTTTTTCACAAAAGGGGAAATATTGCTGTATGGTGGATTCAACCAGACATAACCAGAGGCATATCCCATTGCTTCAGGCCATGAAGTGGTTAATGTGTTCTGCTCCTGTGAGATAAAAAGCCGACATAGTCGGTTTTTTTCGCTGGCGGCAGCATCAAGTTGAAAAACGAACTCTGCATTAAGCGCAGCAAAAATCTCTGGTGGTGTGCGCCAGCTGTCGCGATGTTCGGCAGGAGTATTGCTTCCGGTGAAATCAGTCATACAGCCCCCGTTTATTATTTATCTCCTCAGCCAGCCGCTGTGCTTTCAGGGGATTTCGGATAACAGAAAGGCCGGGAAATACCCAGCCTCGCTTTGTAACGGAGTAGACGAAAGTGATCGTGCCTACCCGGATATTATCGTGAGGATGCTTCATCGCCATTGCTCCCCAAATGCAAAACCAATTTCAGCCAGTGCCTCGTCCATTTTTTCGATGAACTCCGGCACCATCTCGTCAAAACTCGCCATGTACTTTTCATCCCGCTCAACCACGACATAATGCAGGCCTTCACGCTTCATACGCGGGTCATAGTTGGCAAAGTACCAGGCATCTTTTCGCGTCACCCACATGCTGTACTGCACCTGGGCCATGTAAGCCGACTTTATGGCCTCGAAACCACCGAGCCGGAACTTCATGAAATCCCGGGAGGTAAACGGGCATTTCAGCTCAAGGCCATTGCCGTCACTGCATAAACCATCGGGAGAGCAGGCGGTGCGCATACTTTCGTCGCGATAGATGATCGGGGATTCAATAACATTTACGCCGGAAGTGAACTCAAACAGGGTTCTGGCGTCGTTCTCGTACTGTTTTCCCCAGGCCAGCGCTTTAGCGTTAACTTCCGGAGCCACACCGGTGCAAACCTCAGCCAGCAGGGTGTGGAAGTAGGACATTTTCATGTCAGGCCACTTCTTTCCTGATCGGGGCTTTGCTATCACGTTGTGAACTTCTGAAGCGGTGATGACGCCGAGCCGTAATTTGTGCCATGCATCATCCCCCTGTTCGACAGCTCTCACGTCGATCCCGGTACGCTGCAGTATAATGTCCGGTGTCATGCTGCCACCTTCTGCTCAGTGGCTTTCTGTTTCAGGAATCCAAGAGCTTTCACTGCTTCGGCCTGTGTCAGTTCTGACGATGCGCGAATGTCGCGGCGAAATATCTGGGAACAGAGCGGCAATAAGTCGTCATCCCATGTTTTATCCAGGGCAATCAGCAGAGTGTTAATCTCCTGCATGGTTTCATCGTTAACCGGAGTGATGTCGCGTTCCGGCTGACGTTCTGCAGTGTATGCGGTATTTTCGACAATGCGCTCGGCTTCATCCTTGTCATAGATACCAGCAAATCCGAAGGCGAGACGGGCACACTGAATCATGGCTTTATGCCGTAACATCCGTTTGGGATGCGACTGCCACGGCCCCGTGATTTCTCTGCCTTCGCGGGTTTTGAATGGTTCGCGGCGGCATTCATCCATCCACTCGGTAACGCAGATCGGATGATTGCGGTCTTTGCGGTAAATCCGGCATGTGCAGGATTCATTGTCCTGCTCAAAGTCCATGCCATCAAACTGCTGGTTTTCATTGATGATGCGGGACCAGCCATCAACGCCCACCACCGGAACGATGCCGTTCTGCTTGTCAGGGAAGGCGTAAATTTCTTTCGTCCACGGATTAAGGCCGTACTGGTTGGCGACGATCAACAATGCGATGAACTGCGCATCGCTGGCATCACCTTTAAATGCCGTCTGGCGAAGAGTGGTGATCAGTTCCTGTGGGTCGACAGAATCCATGCCGACACGTTCAGCCAGCTTCCCAGCCAGCGTTGCGAGTGCTGTACTCATCCGTTTTATACCTCTGAATCAATATCAACCTGGTGGTGAGCAATGGTTTCAACCATGTACCGGATGTGTTCTGCCATGCGCTCCTGAAACTCAACATCGTCATCGAACGCACGGGTAATGGCTTTTTTGCTGACCCCGTGGCGTTGCAAATGATCGATGCATAGCGATTCAAACAGGTGCTGGGGCAGGCCTTTTTCCATGTCGTCTGCCAGTTCTGCCTCTTTCTCTTCACGGGCGATCTGCTGGTAGTGACGCGTCCAGCTCTGAGCCTCAAGACGATCCTGAATGTAATAAGCGTTCATGGCTGAACTCCTGAAATAGCTGTGAAAATATCGCCCGCGAAATGCCGGGCTGATTAGGAAAACAGGAAAGGGGGTTAGTGAATGCTTTTGCTTGATCTCAGTTTCAGTATTAATATCCATTTTTTATAAGCGTCGACGGCCTCACGAAACATCTTTTCATCGCCAATAAAAGTGGCGATAGTGAATTTAGTCTGGATAGCCATAAGTGTTTGATCCATTTTTTGGGACTCCTGGCTGATTAAGTATGTCGATAAGGCGTTTCCATCCGTCACGTAATTTACGGGTGATTCGTTCAAGTAAAGATTCGGAAGGGCAGCCAGCAACAGGCCACCCTGCAATGGCATATTGCATGGTGTGCTCCTTATTTATACATAACGAAAAACGCCTCGAGTGAAGCGTTATTGGTATGCGGTAACGCCGCGCTCAGGCGGCTTTGATAGTCATATCATCTGAATCAAATATTCCTGATGTATCGATATCGGTAATTCTTATTCCTTCGCTACCATCCATTGGAGGCCATCCTTCCTGACCATTTCCATCATTCCAGTCGAACTCACACACAACACCATATGCATTTAAGTCGCTTGAAATTGCTATAAGCAGAGCATGTTGCGCCAGCATGATTAATACAGCATTTAATACAGAGCCGTGTTTATTGAGTCGGTATTCAGAGTCTGACCAGAAATTATTAATCTGGTGAAGTTTTTCCTCTGTCATTACGTCATGGTCGATTTCAATTTCTATTGATGCTTTCCAGTCGTAATCAATGATGTATTTTTTGATGTTTGACATCTATTCATATCCTCATAGATAAAAAATCGCCCTCACACTGGAGGGCGAAGAAGATTTCCAATAATCAGAACAAGTCGGCTCCTGTTTAGTTACGAGCGACATTGCTCCGTGTATTCACTCGTTGGAATGAATACACAGTGCAGTGTTTATTCTGTTATTTATGCCAAAAATAAAGGCCACTATCAGGCAGCTTTGTTGTTCTGTTAACCAAGTTCTCTGGCAATCATTGCCGTCGTTCGTATTGCCCATTTATCGACATATTTCCCATCTTCCATTACAGGAAACATTTCTTCAGGCTTAACCATGCATTCCGATTGCAGCTTGCATCCATTGCATCGCTTGAATTGTCCACACCATTGATTTTTATCAATAGTCGTAGTCATACGGATAGTCCTGGTATTGTTCCATCACATCCTGAGGATGCTCTTCGAACTCTTCAAATTCTTCTTCCATATATCACCTCAAATAAGTTGTTTGCTGCGAAAGTAAATACGCTTAAGTTACCTGTTATTTATCCCACCAAGTTCCGTATCTATCTATCCAGTTACACCAATCATCGACACTCCATTTTGTTGTGTCGCATTTGGCATGAATATCTACCTTCTTTGTAAAGTCGGCGTTTGACTTTCTTGAGCATGGCTCACCTCAATCGTAATAAGCTGGAATTGATTTTCCGCGTTGCTTCTGGCGGCCTGAGCAAGTCACACCCATTTCACAGCGTGGCTTGCTGTACCATGTGCGCTGATTCTTGCGCTCAATACGTTGCAGGTTGCTTTCAATCTGTTCGTGGTATTCAGCCAGCACCGTAAGGTCTATCGGATTCAGTGCGCTTTCTACTCGTGATTTCGGTTTGCGATTCAGCGAGAGAATAGGGCGGTTAACTGGTTTTGCGCTTACCCCAACCAACAGGGGATTTGCTGCTTTCCATTGAGCCTGTTTCTCTGCGCGACGTTCGCGGCGGCGTGCTTGTGCATCCATCTGGATTCTCCTGTCAGTTAGCTTTGAGTAACGCGCCGTGATGCTTATCTCCACGGTTGCTGTCTTGCAGCTGCATTTCGCGCTACTCAAAGCCTTCTGCTTTGAATGCTGCCCTTCTTCAGGGCTAAATTTTTAAGAGCCTCACCTTCAATGGTGGTCAGTGCGTCCTGCTGATGGCTAAATAGTACGATTTGTACTTTATCGAGTCAATACAAAATGTTCTAAATATAATTAGTTTTTTATAACGCTTTGTATTTAATGGGTTTATATTTTGGAAAAAGAAAACCCGGCGCTGAGGCCGGGTTTGGAGTGCATCACTCTGGTTCGCTGGGGAATATATTTATCAATTGCCCTGTTGAAATGTGCCCATTTTCTACAACCTCTAGGTATGAAATTTCAACAGTTGATTCTTTGGCTACAGCATTCAAAAACTCAAGAAGCTCATCAGTAGATGTTATGTCGGCTGAGGTTTTTATGGTGAAAGATTCACCATTTGAAACCCTTATGACGTCAATATTTATGTCCTGATTTGTTTCTCCCGAGCGACGAACGCCCGTGACATAAAAGTTATCTCTTCTAGTTTCCTTTTTTCGATCAATTGATTGTCTTTGGTTTAAGGTATTCAACTGTTCTCTATTTACCACTCTCTGACCAATTGTTACCCTCTCAACTGACGAGTCTTGAGCAAGCTTTTTAAGCAACTTGCTTTTACCATCCTCGCCGTGAGCCAGAACCTCTCTGCTAATGTTTGTTTGACCGCTAATCAACAACTTGAGCACATTGTCTTGTGCTTCGTTTACCGCTTTGGTGCTTTTTTCCACCAATTGCACCTGAGAATCTTGGTCATGTCGCTGTGTTTCGTAGTACTCATTGATCCACTTATAGCCTACCGTGCTGGCAGCTAAGACGATAGCGGCGACGGCGCATAGTGCTTGCCTTCCTGTCATTTTGCCTATCGCTTGAGTAAACACTGTCACCACTCCGTTTACAATCGGATCTGAGTCACCATCCGCTTGGCTTGAGCCTTCGCTTATTCGGTAGACAATATCCAGCAAACCTTTCTCTGCATCTTTTAGCTTCTGCCGATTATGAGTGCTGTGACTGACTACCGTAAATGCTTTTTGTATTTCATGCGTAAGCTCTGCCATACCAAAAAGCATTGACGCAGTCAATGAAGAATTATATCTATTTGGATCGCCTTTTACATTAATATTGATCTTTGGCCATCCACTGAAAACTACGTTAGGGAATGTGAAGTCGCTTGAGTCGATATCCTTCCTTCCGAGCATTTCTGTTACAAAAGATACAAAGTCGTCTTCTGACTTGATAACATATTGCGCAGGTTGATCAATCGCTGACATTCTTAATCCTTAACATCCATTCCTATCACCCAAACGTCTCTTCTGGCCACTGGCTGGCGATAACTTTCCCTACAACGGAACAGCTATCATTGCATGGGATCATTGGATATTGCGGGTTTAGTGGTTGTAGGAACACCTGACCGCTATCCCTGATCAGTTTCTTGAAGGTAAACTCGTCACCACCAAGTCTGGCTATGCAGAAATCACCTGGCTCAACAGCCTGCTCAGGGTCAACGAGAATTAACATCCCGTCAGGAAAGCTTGGCTTGGATCCTGTTGGTGCGGTCATGGAATTACCTTCAACTTCAAGCCAAAACGCACAATCACTGGCTTTTTTGGTTGTGCTGACCCATCTCTCCGCATCACCTTTGGTAAAGGTTCTAAGCTCAGGCGAGAACATCCCGGCCTGAACATGAGAAAAAACAGGGTACTCATATTGTTTTTTAACGGGGGCAGATGAGTATTCGCCAACAGGTGAAAATGTACCGTCGTGGTTGAATGAGACGTTATCAATACCAAGGTATTTAAACACCACACCAATCTCGTCAAGAGATGGATGACGAGATCCGCGCAACCAGTGACCAATTCCACCCTGCGTCATACCAAGCTCTTCAGCCAACTTCTCTTGAGTTATGCCGAGCTCTTTCATTCTGGATCTAGCCAGTTCATACCATTTCATTTTCATATCCTTATTATTACGCTCTGTACTAAAACCATCCATGCACAAGATGTATTTTTTGTTTGCATTCCAAAAGTACATATCGTATTATTGTCTCATGGTTACTATGGAGGGCATATGAGCAACCTACGAAAATATCGAGAGTCACTGAATATCTCTCAAACAACACTTGCTAAGGCGGTTGGATGCACACAGGGAGCTATTGGGCATTGGGAATCTGGTCGTCGCTTCCCAGACCTTAAAACATGCCGCGCTCTTGTTGCATGCCTAAACAAGTTAGGCGCAAAAGTCAGTCTTGATGACGTGTTCCCTCCGGAACACAAAGCCGCTTAAGACATTCCCGCTCTTACACATTCCAGCCCTGAAAAAGGGCATCAAATTAAACCACACCTATGGTGTATGCATTTATTTGCATACATTCAATCAATTGTTATCTAAGGAAATACTTACATATGGTTCGTGCAAACAAACGCAACGAGGCTCTACGAATCGAGAGTGCGTTGCTTAACAAAATCGCAATGCTTGGAACTGAGAAGACAGCGGAAGCTGTGGGAGTTGATAAGTCGCAGATCAGCAGGTGGAAGAGAGACTGGATTCCAAAGTTCTCAATGCTGCTTGCTGTTCTTGAATGGGGGGTCGTTGACGACGACATGGTTCGATTGGCGCGACAAGTTGCTGCGATTCTCACCAATAAAAAACGCCCGGCGGCAACCGAGCGTTCTGAACAAATCCAGATGGAGTTCTGAGGTCATTACTGGATCTATCAACAGGAGTCATTATGACAAATACAGCAAAAATACTCAACTTCGGCAGAGGTAACTTTGCCGGACAGGAGCGTAATGTGGCAGATCTCGATGATGGTTACGCCAGACTATCAAATATGCTGCTTGAGGCTTATTCGGGCGCAGATCTGACCAAGCGACAGTTTAAAGTGCTGCTTGCCATTCTGCGTAAAACCTATGGGTGGAATAAACCAATGGACAGAATCACCGATTCTCAACTTAGCGAGATTACAAAGTTACCTGTCAAACGGTGCAATGAAGCCAAGTTAGAACTCGTCAGAATGAATATTATCAAGCAGCAAGGCGGCATGTTTGGACCAAATAAAAACATCTCAGAATGGTGTATCCCTCAAAACGAGGGAAAATCCCCTAAAACGAGGGATAAAACATCCCTCAAATTGGGGGATTGCTATCCCTCAAAACAGGGAGACACAAAAGACACTATTACAAAAGAAAAAAGAAAAGATTATTCGTCCGAGAATTCTGGCGAATCCTCTGACCAGCCAGAAAACGATCTTTCTGTGGTTAAACCGGATGCTGCAATTCAGAGCGGCAGCAAGTGGGGAACAGCAGAAGACCTGACCGCCGCAGAGTGGATGTTTGACATGGTGAAGACCATCGCGCCATCAGCCAGAAAACCGAATTTTGCTGGGTGGGCTAACGATATCCGCCTGATGCGTGAACGTGACGGACGTAACCACCGCGATATGTGTGTGCTTTTCCGCTGGGCCTGCCAGGACAACTTCTGGTCCGGTAACGTGCTGAGTCCGGCCAAACTCCGCGACAAGTGGACCCAGCTCGAAATCAACCGTAACAAGCAACAGGCAGGCGTGACAGCCAGCAAACCAAAACTCGACCTGACAAACACTGACTGGATTTACGGGGTGGATTTATGAAAAACATCGCCGCACAGATGGTTAACTTTGACCGTGAGCAGATGCGCCGGATCGCCAACAACATGCCGGAACAGTACGACGAAAAGCCGCAGGTACAACAGGTAGCGCAGATCATCAATGGTGTGTTCAGCCAGTTACTGGCAACTTTCCCGGCGAGCTTGGCTAACCGTGACCAGAATGAACTGAACGAAATCCGCCGCCAGTGGGTTCTGGCTTTCCGGGAAAATGGGATCACCACGATGGAACAGGTTAACGCTGGAATGCGCGTAGCCCGTCGGCAGAATCGACCATTCCTGCCATCACCCGGGCAGTTTGTTGCCTGGTGCCGGGAAGAAGCATCCGTTACCGCCGGGCTGCCAAACGCCAGCGAGCTGGTTGATATGGTTTACGAGTATTGCCGGAAGCGAGGCCTGTATCCGGATGCGGAGTCTTATCCGTGGAAATCAAACGCGCACTACTGGCTGGTTACCAACCTGTATCAGAACATGCGGGCCAATGCGCTTACTGATGCGGAATTACGCCGTAAGGCCGCAGATGAGCTTGTCCATATGACTGCGAGAATTAACCGTGGTGAGGCGATCCCTGAACCAGTAAAACAACTTCCTGTCATGGGCGGTAGACCTCTAAATCGTGCACAGGCTCTGGCGAAGATCGCAGAAATCAAAGCTAAGTTCGGACTGAAAGGAGCAAGTGTATGACGGGCAAAGAGGCAATTATTCATTACCTGGGGACGCATAATAGCTTCTGTGCGCCGGACGTTGCCGCGCTAACAGGCGCAACAGTAACCAGCATAAATCAGGCCGCGGCTAAAATGGCACGGGCAGGTCTTCTGGTTATCGAAGGTAAGGTCTGGCGAACGGTGTATTACCGGTTTGCTACCAGGGAAGAACGGGAAGGAAAGATGAGCACGAACCTGATTTTTAAGGAGTGTCGCCAGAGTGCCGCGATGAAACGGGTATTGGCGGTATCTAACAGTAAAAGCCGCCGGGGTATGGGCGGGGGGCATTGAAACACCTTCGGTGGAAACTCCATCGGAAGGCTCTAAATTTTTTGGTTTTGATATGGATAACGAATTCATCAGTGGTTTTGATGTAGGGGCATGGGGAGTATTACTCTGATGGCGAAAAATGACTTTAAAGCGTTTGCAACTGATCGAAATGCCAATGTTATGTCGCAGGAGGAATGGGAAGCGTTGCCTGCGCTTATATCCGGATTTACAGCAGGGAAAGCATCCAGTGCGCAAGTCAATAAGGTTATTCGGCAGGCCAGCTTTATTGCTGCAGCTCTGGCCCAGTTTGTAAGTGATAAAACGCAACGGGATGTGCTTGATAATGGTGATCTGCCCGGTTTTGTTGAATTGCTGGGATCGGGGTTTGCTGTTGAATACCTGAGCCGCAAGAATCCGTTTGGCGATATCAAATCGGATGGCACTGTGCAAACGGCTCTCGAAAACCTTGGTTTGGGAGAAGGCTCTGCATTACCTGTTGGTGTCCCTGTTCCGTGGCCTTCAGCCACTCCGCCAACAGGCTGGCTGAAATGCAATGGTGCGGCTTTTTCTGCTGAAGAATACCCGGAACTGGCAAAGGTTTACCCGACAAATAAATTGCCTGATTTACGCGGTGAATTTATTCGTGGCTGGGATGACGGACGTGGAGTGGATGCCGGGCGACAATTATTATCTTCACAGGGGGATGCAATAAGAAATATTGAGGGATTCGCAGATGGCGGGATCGGTATGTCTTTTGATGCAATCAGAGGGGCTTTTTACGATGCAGGAACACGATCAGCGACAATGGCGAATAACACAACTGCTATAGGCAAAACCGATGACCTTGGATTCGACGCCTCTCGTGTCGTGCCAACAGCTAATGAAAACCGTCCACGTAACATCGCCTTTAATTATATTGTGAGGGCTGCATAATGAAACCTGTTTTTGATGAAAATGGGCTGGCTACAGTACCGGGTAATATGCGTTGTTTTTATTATGAGGCAGTTACGTATGAATATACTGGCTGGTCTGATGAATATATTAAT